AACTTCGGTGATACTTTTGTTGGACGCTTGCTTGATGTTGCTGGTATTAGCTCTACTGTTGCATCTCAATCGCAAAAGATCCTTGATATTAGAAATCTTGGAAATGGTGGCACAAAGAACTTCACCATCAGACAAGATTGTTCAGTGGATGCATTTGGATATGAAGGTTGGAAGAACTCCAATGGTGGTCATATCACTAAGTTTGTAAATGCAAATGCTACTCTTTCAGTCAATATAAATTATATTGTAGCAGTAGCTCCTTCTACTGGTGCTCTTGTTCTGACTCTACCATCAAATCCTCAGACTGGGGACATTATTAGAATTACTGAGGTTGGAGGACAATTGACATATAATAATTCACTTGTCATTCGTGCTCCTATTGTTGGTGGCGAACCAGTAGCAGTTCAAGGAGATACCGAGGGAACGAGATTGGGTGGTCTATCAACTCCATATGCTTCTGGTGAATTGGTAGTTCAGAATAGAAATGCTTCATTCGGTCTAGTATATGTTGGTCAGACAGATGGAGACAACTTTATTCCTGCTACGTATCAAGGTTGGTGGTTAACTGAACTCTAATGGCATTCTATAATCGTCTCAAAACAATGAAGAGCGCCCCAGTAGGCACTATCATGCCCTGGGGAGGTAGCTCTTCGATTACTGGAAACAATCCAAATGGTGTTCCACATGGGTGGATATTATGTGATGGATCAACTTATCCAGCGGAAAGATATCCCCTACTTGCATCTATTTTAGGCAATACTTATGGTCCAACTGAGGATGCAATTCAGGGAAACTTTCCTGACTTTGAAGAGAGCGATCTTTTCAGAGTCCCTAATTTAAATGGAAGGGCAATGGTTGATCTTGAGAAAGAGTATCTATTGCAAACAATCCATCAATATAACCAATCGACTGCATATGATGTTGTTGGCGGACTTATTTCTGAAGATGGAACTGGTGTGACACCACCTGCACTTTATAGTGCTGATACAGATCTTCTTTTTGAATTAGATCCAATTGATAATATGGCTGGTAGGATTACTGAGTTTAGTCTGAATGATCCAACTTGGTCTAAGACATATTATGTTGTTGGTAGAAAGTTGGGAATCGACCATACGCCAGGGCACAAACATAGCGGTCAATATACTACCGCAGTTACAAGTGGTAGATATGTTCAAGTATTTGAAGCACCAACATTTCAGGTTTCTGGTTCCCCAAACTACGAATCTGCAAACTTAACTGGTGTTACATCTGCAGATGGACCTGATGTATGGACAAACGGATTTGGTCCAATTACATATTATGATGAGAATACAATGGTTCTTACTGATTCTACAAAAACCTTCCAACAAGCAACAATTCCTGCTGTTGGTCTTGCAAGAAATATTCCATCTTCTGGTGCATATACTGCTGCTTTTTCTGATACATACAACTATAATCACCAAGAAGTAGCACATACAGGAACATTTCCAGTCGCATACTCTAGTTTGCTAGGAAGACCAAATTATCTAAATGGAGATACTACGGAGACATATCCAACTAACCTTAGTCACGCAGGAGAAAGTTTTACAGAAGCAAGTTTAGCAGCTCACAATCACTTCAGCTTTGATATTAGTATGACTCGTTCTGGATTGAGAGCTCCAACTAATATAGCACTCAATAACATTCAATCATATACAGTAAATGTTTCTAGTATTGACAAAGCATTAAATCTTGAAATGGAAACTAATACACCATCACAGACAGTCATAATGATTATAAGGGCATACTAATATGGCAGTATTTTTAAATCAAGAAAGAACCAAGATAGGATCAACAACTGGAACAATTATTGCGTTCCCGAGAGAGCTGGACGTTAATGATCCACAACTTGGTCTAAGTTTAACTTTACTTCCTGCTGGTTATTTGAGATGTGATGGAAGCATTTATAATTCAAATACATATCCTGCCCTTGCTGAAATATTGGGAACTGGTGATGCCTGTTCTTTTAAACAAGAAGGGATTACTTTAAATGAAAATCAATTTCAAGTTCCTGATCTTAGATCAAAATTTATAAAAGCGAGTAGTGGATCTGATCAGGGAGTTATCAATGACAATACAGTTGTCAGTAGAACTGGTCTTACTGTAGAGAGATCTGGTGTTGCAATTAGAGCTACATCAAACGTTGGTACTACAGTAAATATCGATCTTTCTGGTCAGTTTAGAATTCCTCCACTGTCTGTAGATCTTAGAGGGAACGTAGGATTTACAAAACCAAGAGCTCCTGACGTTGAAATTGTGCCTGCAACTGCATTTCAACCACACGCACACTACACAACGACATATAGATGTAGAATTAAAAGAGCTGGTGGAAGTGACGTATTTGAATTAAATTATTATACTAACGCATCAACAATTGGTGTTGGAAATTGGTTCGATGCTACAAATGAGCAACCAGCTTGTAAATTTTATGCACAGTCTGAAACTTGGAATAGTGGTGCATATACTGGTGGTGGAACTGGAACAACCTTTGAATATTATGGTATATGTAAAGGATCTTGTTCTGGATTTATTACAAGCTGCCTTGTTCCTACTGGTAAAAGTTACCCAGTAAATACAACTCCAGAAGGACCTTGTTATGTTAATGTTGTTCTTCTTGGGAGATTTCAGATGGGGTGTGCTTCCTCAAGTAGAACTGTATCAGCAAATTATGTTGAAGGAGCTGAAGGTGTTGGTAGTGATAATATACCACAGTCTGGAACAAATGGTTATTCGCATAACTCTTCATTGCGTAATGTTTTGCCATTTGATGCTGCAATCGACGGAACAACACCTGCATATCCTCAGGTTTCAAATATTGTAGAAACAACTGAAGCATTTGATTATGAAGAAGATCCGACAGAACATACTCATACCATAAGTTATACAATTTCGCCAACTGCATATACGTTAAATACTAATGAATTCTTTGTAAGTACTGATGGTATGTCTGCTACAGTAAATATTCAACCAGAGACAGATACCAAATTGGACGGTTTGATTGCTCCTTTTATAATGGTAGATTTTCTAATTAAGGCATAACTAAAATAAGATGGCAAGATCCACTCGTTCTAACTACCTAACTGACAAGGTAACATTTGCATCATCTACTTTACCAATCGGGTCAATAGTCCCTATTTTTAAAGTAGATGATAATAAAGTAGCGGATAATGGCGTCGTTCTTGCATTAGGATCTGTTGTTGCAGGTGCTGGTGGTGGATCCAATTACTACACAGATCTCAGTAGTAGTGCTGGATTTGCTACTACACCAATTACACTAGATATAGTCACTGGTAATATTGGAGCAACAAATGATAGAATCACATATACAAATCATCCATTTGTTGATGGCGATAAGGTAACTGTTGTCGAAGCAGAGCAAGCACCAAATAAATGCAAACTTGGAGCGTCAATTCAAAGCTTTACTATTACTAATGGTGGATCTGGATATACATCAGTTCCATCAGTTCAGGTTACAGACAATGGTAGCGGTCCTTTTGTTGCTGGATCTTTTCAGTGTGTGGTTACTGGCGGAGTTGTAACATCCATCAACGTTACTAGTGGTGGAGAAGGATATCAATTTCCACAGGTTACTATTACTGGAGGAGGCGGATCCAACGCTACAGCAACTGCAAATTTATCTTCTGGTGGTGTTGGTGGAATTCAGTTTGAAAGGGGATTTACTTTTTTTGTTAAAAAAGTTGATAACAATAACTTTAGATTGACTAGAAGTAATGGTGACATAACTGCTGGAAAGTATTATAATATTACAGATATTGGATCGTCTGGTAACTTTACTTTAGCAACAGCAACTGGATTTGGTCTGAGAGTTGGAATATCTGCTAATTTGGATGGTTCTGTTAATTTTACTACAATCAAAAGACCTGGATATGGTTATTCGGCTGGTGATGTAGTTTATATTGATCAACCAGGAAGTAGTGGAACTGCTAGAGTCGAAGTTGTTACAGTAAGCAATACCACTGCAACAGATCCAATCCATCAATATCCAGGATTTTTATATTGTGATGGTACAGTTTATGATGCTGATGAGTATCCATTGCTTTACCGAGCAATCGGAAATCAATATGGAGGAACAGGTGGAACTTACAATCCATCTAGTTTTGGATCTAGTAGTGCGGTAACATTTGCTGTTCCTGATTATAAAACGAGAAAATTAGTTGGCGCTGGTGGTGGTGTATCTGGCGGAGGATCTCCAGTTTCTGGAAATGTTATCTCTGCAGTTGGCGCCACTGGTGGTAGATGGTTCTTTTCAAAAGATCAACAAGAAACATTATTTGATGTTGGTAACATCGTAATTGAGGGATATGATAACGTAACAGAATTTGTTTCTGGATCTCTTAGTGGTCAAGTTTCTATTCAAATTGGTCCATTACAAGAAAAACCAATTGCAGCAGTACCTGAGCACGAACACGCTATTCTTACTTCAGACGCTCCTCAGGCAGGAACATTTGAAGGATCTGGAGCTTTTACTGATAATCACGCTGCTGGATATAAGACTGGATCTGGTCAGGTCAATTTCTTCACTCCAGAATCTGGTGTCCCATTATTCCATAGTCACGGTATCGTTGATTATGTTATTCCAGACCCAAATGCCTCAACATATGGAAATGTTAGTGGCATAGGATCAAAGACAACAAAAACTATTTCATCATCTGCAATTATTAGTAGTGGCACTGCAACAACAATTACAATAGCTTCTCACGAATTGCAAAGTGGATATAAAATTAGAGTTCAATCCAATGATCAAAGCACTGTTGCTCAGGTAAATTATGGCGGAACTACAATTCCTTTTAGTGCCAATACAGAGTGGTATGTAATTAAAGTTGATGCAAATACAATTAAGATTGCTAAAACGAGATACGATGCATTGAGAGGAACAGCATTAACATTTTCTACTAATGGCAGTGGTGGTACAATTATATTTGAGACTCATTATCTTGCCGCTGGTAATTTTCCATCGCAAGTTATTACTGAAATTAGAACCCCAGATCCAACTGTCTTTGATATTGACAATAACTATGTTGTTGGTGGAAAACCAATTTTTATCCCTGGAGATACATTTACAACAACTGTAAATAAACTCAATCAGACATCTGCTGGTAGTTATGCGGTTGCTGCTCCTTCATCTAGCGAGTTGCCATTAATTGCTGTTGCTGTAGCAATGGGAGGTGCTGGTGGAAGTGGAGCTACAACCAATGCATCTGGTGGTGCTGGGAATGATAGTTATTATTCTTTCAGTGCTAATGGATATACCTATGAAGCGCGAGCAACTGGTGCTGGTGGTGGAACTAGAGGTGATTCTGGTGGCGGTGGTGGTGCTGGCGGCGGCGGATTTGTTTATGTGAAGAGCGGCGGCAGTACAGTACAAACTGTAAATCTTAGTAGCCTAACTGCTGGTGGATCAACATCACTGACTGGTGGCGCAACACTAACTCTTGTATCATATTATGCTGGTCTTTCTGGCGGTGCTGGAAGTCCTTCTCAAGGTGGTGCTGGTGCAATTTCTTCTTATGTTGGAGGAGAAGGTGGTGATGGAAGTAGAACATTATTTACTGGTACAAATAGTGTAACTGAAAGCTTCACTACTCCATCTTCTAGTTATTATTCATATAATATCCCAAATACTTGGCCATTGAATAGTCTTCAGGCAGAAGTAAGAGGTGGCGGCGGCGGATCTGGTGGTCTGGGTGATGGCGGTACTGGTTAGTTTTCTGGTTCTGGTATTGGAGGAAAGAGAGTTGTATTAAACATTAACCCAGGTAACAATGGCACTCTTAGAGTATATGTTGGTGGTGGTGGAAATGCTGGTGGAAATAGAGGTGGTGGAACTGGAGGTGTGGGATTTGCGTCTGGCGGCGACGGTGGTAACTCATCAGGTGGTGGCGCTGGCGGAGGCGGTGGTGGAGCATCTGCTGTTGGTACAGCATCTGCTATTAGCGGCGGTGGAGGCGGCGGCGGCGGTGGAGGCGGTGCTGGTGATGGCACCCAGGATTCCGATCAAAATGGTCAGTTAAATTCTACAGATGGTGTCCAAGATCTTTCTTCTTTATTCTCTGGAACTGGAGCAAGAGGTGGAGATTCTGTCTGTTCTGGTGGATCTGGTGCTGGCGGTGGTGGAGGTGTTGGTGTTGGTTCTGGTATTGGCGGCGGCGGCGGCGGTGGAGGAGGATCCAACGCCCGTAGAGATGGTTTTGGTGGTGCAAGAGGACAGTCTGCCGTAAAATCTAGTGGAACTGGTCCTACAGCATCAACTGTTACGTCTGGTGGAGCTGGTAACGCTGGTGCAGTTGGTCTCGGTCAAACAGCAAATGGTGGAAACGGATCTGTAACATTTACTGCAGTGGAAAACCAGACATATTATGGATCTGGCGGCGGTGGTGGTGGATCTGGTGCCTATTTTGAAATACAAATTAGTAGTGTCGGTAATGGAAGTGCAGGAAGTGTAGTTGTTGGCAGTGGTGGAAATACTTCTGGTAGAGTATCTGTTGGATATCAAGTCAGTGGTTCTAGTGGAGGAAGTAGTGGAACTTCTGTTACAGCTGGTATATTTGATAGAGCAAGCACTGGCGTAAATTATGTTGAATCTGGAACTGGTTCTGGATCAACTGGTGGATTTGTCTCTCCAGATGGATACAAATATCTAAGATTTGTAGGAAATGAAGCAAACAGATGGGCACGAACGATTGAAATTAATGCCTCATCAACTGGTCCAAAAGGAACACCTATGGAATCCGTAACTTTCCAAGTAATTCGTGGAAGTGGTAGTAATGGTGGAGAAGTTCCAAATGAACCACTAGAACTTTTTGCAAGTAATGATTCTGGTGGTAGTTACAACAAACTAGGAACAATTTCTACTCCATCAGGATCAACTAGCTGGGCAAACGAAACTGTTACAATTCCAACTGATTATCAAGTCGGTAACTTACTTCTGGAAGTTAGACAAGACAGATCTTCGTCTGGTAATGACAACAATGACAATTATGGAATAGCAAAAGTTACATTTAATCACGCTCAGGGTGAAGTTACAACAATTGTTACAACATCTGGAAAGGTTGATCTTGGAGTTGAATCACTGACTGAGATTATTGCTCCTCAAGGCAATCCGATTAGTTCTGCTGGCATCGACGTGAATGATGGACAATTCAGATTATCATCTGCTGTAAAGTTAAATGTTACTTATGAATTATCTCCAGAGATTGACATTCCGCTGATAACAAGGTATCATCTAGTAAAATATATTATTCGTGCATACTGATGCTTCTTGGTAAAGACTGTGGATATATCTGTGATCCAGAGCAGGTAAATGGAAAATTTGAAGACTTCATTGGTGTCTATCATAGATTTGTTCATCCCGAAATATGCACAGAAGTTGTAGATCAATTTGAGAAATATATCACTACAAATTCTGGATTTGCTCAGTATGGAAAAGAACAGTTTGCTGAGAAAAAACTTGGTAGAAATGATATTGGAATGATGTTGGATGATGTGGATCAAAGGTTATCACAGCATCTATATCAGTACATCAATACAGCATTTGAAAACTACAAAATTGAATACGATCATATCTCACGAATAAACATCCAAACGATTGGTATAAAACTTCAAAAAACACCTCCTGGCGGTGGCTATCACGTATGGCACTATGAAAACTCTAGTTTCAGAGCAGCAAATCGTGAATTAGCTTGGATGATTTACCTAAATGATATGCCTGATGGTGAAGCAGAGACTGAATTTTTATTCCAGAAAAAACGTTATAAACCAACTACTGGAACCTTATTAATTTGGCCAGCTGGTATGACTCACGTTCATCGTGGAAACACTGTCTTCACCCATGATAAATATATTGCGACAGGCTGGTTCCTAAAACTCCCATAGAATAATGTCAGAAGTACGTGTAGTAATTCAAGTTAATGCTCTAGAGCGAATGATGATTGTCAATGGTAAAACATTGGTAATTGGTGAAGATTATTGGAATGATAACATCCAAAATCTTTTGTTCCCATTTTGGTCTTCAGATAGAGATAGACTCATCTATCTAAATTATTTTTCTGATGGATCATTTGGAATTGAAAAGAAAAAGTATGTTCTGGATCGTAAATCTGGCGACAGAAAGTGGCAGACATATGAATGGAGAGAACCATCTGCGGATCAAGTTAAAGAAATTGCAGAACTTCTAAAAGAAAAGTATTTTGAATATCAAGATACTGAACAAGAAATTATCCAAGAAAAAATTTACAACGAATATGGACGTTGGAATAAAGTTTCTTGGGAAGGAATTAGAATGATTCGTAATTTTATGCTTGATGATAGTGACTGGACACAAATGCCAGATGCTCAACTATCAGATGAAGCAAAAGCAAGATGGTCTGCATACAGACAAAAGCTCAGAAATATCCCAACCGATTTTTCTGGACAAGATGCTGATGATGTAAGATTCCCTATCAATCCAATTTTCTTTGAATCTACATTTAAGAGAATTGATGGAAATGGCGACAAAGAATATCTTCAAACAGAAGATCAGTTTGGTGTATTTACATCAACAACAATCAGTGAGTATGCAAAGAGAATTACCGCACAGATAGCAAATTACTATAAGATTAAGAATCCTGATGCTATTTTTGCACCAACAAATAATCCTGTTGTATCTACTGCAGAAACAGAAGAAGAACTCAATAGCCTGCTAGAAACAATTCAAAATAATAATATTTGATTATGACAACGCAACTTAATATTCTGATTCTCACTCTAGTTTCTGGTGAGGAAGTGATTGCCAATGTAAAAAAACATACTGAAATGGTTAATGAACAACCAGTTGAAGTATGTTATAATTTGGTATATCCTTTCAAGATGAGGGAACAATCTGTTGATGAAAATGGACAAAAAACTGTAGTCTTTTCTCCTTGGAAAGAATATTCGGGAGATACACAATTTTTACTTGGATATGATTATGTTATGAATATGTGTGCTCCTCTTCCGAATGTATTAAATTCATATAAGGATGCCGTCAATTTCTTCATTGAAACCTTGAACGAGAGAGCTAAGAATAATGATCTATGAATACGATTTTTTAGATAAGAACAAACTCAGACAGATGCTCAGTTTGTTTGACTCTGGTAAGTTTATTGATGGTGGCGCTTCTGGACCAAAAGATAAACAATATAAACATAATTCAGAACAAGCAGATATTGATATTGGTAAAATGGTCAATGCTGCTGTATATAAATTAATTCGTGAATCAGAGATTTCAAAAATTCATATTCTCAACAAATGTTCTCCGTCTCTTATGTTGAAGTATGAGGAGGGAAATCATTATGCAGACCATAGTGACTTCTTTGAGATGTGGGGAACAAGAACAGACTATACTGTAGTTGTTAATTTAAATGATGATTATGAAGGAGGTGAGCATTATATTCAGATCGGTTCTGAACGTATTGAGAGAAAATTAGAACCAGGAAAAGCATTGGTATATCCAACTGAATTCTTGCACGGCGTTAATCCAATCACTAAAGGCACCAGAAAGTGTCTGACATTCTGGATGGAAAGTTCTATTGTTGATCCTACAATGAGATACTATCTTGTTGAGCTGAATAAACTTTATTATAAAATTGAAGGATCGATGCAGAGAGAAGATCTTATTAATTTGGATTTAATCCGTATGGGTATGATCAAGAGAAATAGTATTTTTAGGAACTGATATGTCATTACTTACAGATATTCGATCATATGATACTATTCTCACAAGAGAAGAAATGAGTGAGATAGATAAAATTGCTAGTCGTCCAAGGTGGTTTTTTGGTGCCGCTAGTGATACTGCTACTCCATTTAAACGTTTCTGGAAGATGGATGTAACTGGAACTGCAATGTTTGATACAGTTGTTCCAGAAAAAATGAAGATCTTAATTCCGTTTGAATTTGAGATACTTGATTACTATCTGAATGGACATACTCGTGGATTAGATGGTTCTCCACATACAGATGATGCAGACTACACATTTGTATTGTTTTGTAATCCTGTTTGGGATTTAACCTGGGGAGGAAAAACAATTTTTGTTCAAGATGATGGAAGATTTGATACAGTATTCCCGAAACCAGGGTCTGCAGTCTTGTTTCCATCTGATATTTTACATTATGCAGAAGATACATCTAGAGAATTTTATGGTATTCGGGTGACTGCCGCATATAAATTAAAGAAAGTGGAGAAAAAAGATGAACATACAGATGCTTGATGAAGCTGCTGATTGGGATCAAATTGAAGACTATGCATCCTCTGTGAATGGTGCAGTTGTATATTTTGAAAACCCAAGACTTGAATCAGCAGAAGATTCTGTCAAAGAATCTGTAATTGAATATTATCAGTATCAAGAAGATGTTCCCATCGAACTTATTTCTAATATGAAACTGAAATATTATGGTTATATTGAATTTGCAAATCCTGATGTTGCATTTGATTTTGTTACCGATTATTTTCCCCGCAGAGATGAGTTACCAGAAGGAGAAGAAGGCGAACCTTTCTGGTATCAATGTTATGTCGTAAGACAAGATGGTGTAGTAGAATACGATAACAAAGCACTGAGACCAGGAAATAATAGATAATGCACACTACTAATGCTTTTGTGATTCCATTTTTAACATACAGTGTTGAAGGGTGGAAAGATTCTAAAGAAGAAATCTTATCTCTTTTAGACTTGGAAGAGAAAGATGGACACTTTACTGATTACTACACATATCATCAGAATGGTGTTGTTCCAAACTATGCCGATAAACTATTTGATCTATTGAAACCAGCTTTGGATGAGTTCGATCAAATTTATCCCAGAAAGTTTGACATCAAAAATGTTTGGGCACAGAAATATACTTCTGGTGGTTATCACGCATTGCACAATCACGGTGCTCTAGGATATAGTGCTGTGTTCTATGCCTCTCTTGAGAAAGATCACGAACCAACAAGTTTCTATGCCCCATATGTTGATTTCATTGAGGGTGATGTGATAGAATTTGTGCCTGAGGTTTCTGAGGGAGATATTGCTTTCTTCCCATCTGTACTGATGCATCAATGCAAACCAGTTCAGTCAGATACTGAAAGAATCATATTCTCATTCAATATTCGTAACGTATGAAAGTCCCCACACAACCTGAGTTGATCCACCTTCAGCTTCAAGCAATGCTGCGTGAGCACAACATCCCAGAGACTGAAGTGAAGTATCTGGGTGATCGCGTGTATCCTGAGACATTCAAAGCACATCCTGAGTATCACGGGCAGATGATGCCTTGGTATCTGATTGCTAACGAGCATGAGGTGCCTGTGTGTGACATCGCTTCCGTCGATGCCGTGGACGATTAGAAAACTGGCACAGGGGGTTGACAAACCAGAAAATCCCTGTTATATTACTAGAAGTTCA